CTACATCAAACTTAGCATGTGTTGCAGCAGTAGTACTTGAAGTAGCCCTAGTTACACCTGTAAAGTTAGTAGATGTCTTACCTGTATAGGTAAATATCTCTGAGTTAATCTGTAGATTTCCACTAGAAGAAAAACCTAATGTAGATGGTACAGTAATAGTACCTGATCCTGTCATACCTGTGTTAGCTGCAATAGCAATAGATAACTCAGCAGAAGCAGAACTAAATATCTTTTCACCTCTGGCTGCTATTACTTTATTATCAAAGTTAGCAATCATTAGTAGTGACTCAGAGCTAGAGCTAGTTTGAGGCACAATAGCATTTACATATTTACGAAAACCACTAATACGCCTATAGCCACCTGAAATGTCAGGCTCAAAGTTTTCTAGTTGTAGTGCTTCTCCCGGTTGCATAATAAAGTTAGAACGGTTAAGTATTAAACCGCCTTCACAATTAAATGCTACTGGTTGTACTTGTGAACTATCAGGCATTAATTAATAACCCCAGACATAAAGCTAATAGAGCCACGTGGTCTAAGAACAACAGTTGACCTAACGTATTCAAATTTATTAATAAGAAGACTCTGCATATTCTTAATGCCCTGCTCAAAACGTTCAAAGTTTAATTGGTATTGATTTAATTCACCACGGTATTGATAAACATAAGCAGTTGCACCATCTACAACTACAGGTGCAAACCTGTCTGGTATTGTAGTAGTATCACCATGAGCTGAGAGCTCACTGGGAAAAGTATAAAAATCAAAAGCTAGTGTATAAGCTTTATCTGGATAAGGGTGGAGTAAGTAATTATTATCAGGGGTACGTACAATACTTCTAGGTACACCACCTTGTTCAAACTGTGTAACTGCCACATCATCTGCATAAGCAGCAGCAGTAGTACTATTAGCTCCACGTGTACATCCTGTGATATCATTACCTGAAATTGCAGTGTATGTTACTTGCTCTCCACCTATATGTACTGTACCAGACGCATCAAAGTCCGTAGTAGAAGTAAGAGTTAAAGTTGTAACAGAAGCTGAGTGTGAGCCATTTAAAGTTGTAGCAGCAACATCGTCTTCTTGATCAGCAAGTCCATTTTGAATATACTCATTGTAGTTCAGTGTTGTAAGGCTGTTGCCTGATACATTAAGGTCTGTATCTTTTTTAATTCTAGCTGTACTATAATCAATAGATTTTGTGCTTGTTGGGAGAGAGTAACGTGTTTGTCCTGCTATTAAGGTAGAAGAATTACTAGCGTGATTAAAAGAATAACCAAACTCACGTTGATTAATGTAACGTATTGCTTCATTAACAGCATTTTTACATTGTGTTTGAACACCTCTAGAACTTGTAAAGTTACTAGAAGTAAGCTCTACTTCATTCATACGAGTGATAACACTATTAGTTAATGAAAGAAAAGTAAGAGCCATTATGTTTCCTAAATAAATCTCTTATGCCCCAAGAATTTTTTGTTGCATAAGTTTGATACACTAATGGGGCCAGCATATAGCCAGCCCCAAAGTATGTAGGTTTATTATACTTGGTCACGAACAGCAACTGCTGCTGCCATGTCACCAGTACCCAAATCAGACACGTCCATCAGGACTGCCCAGAAACGAAGCTCACCAAGGGTAACATCTGTTTCAGTTACAAACTTGGCAGAGATGATATCTGTACCAGCACCTGATCCAATAACTTGGATTTGTGCAGCTTCAGTTGCAGGTGTAGTAGAGTACGCACCTACAGCACCACCAACAACGTCCAAACCATCAACATACAAGTCAACAGCCGCTGGATCAGCACCTGTGTAACCTAAATCAATAGTACAAGTACCATCAACCTGAGTAAGGATTTCAATACCAGCAGAAAGAACTACATGACCTTCAGGTACATTAAGAACTTCCATAGTATCGCCAGCAGCAAAGTCACTGCCTTTGAGGACGATTGCGGCTGCAATGTCAATCGTGTTTTGCACCAAGTACGGGGAACGACCCCGTGCTGTGTTGCCTACTGCAGCATGATCTGCTGTTGCTAAATTAGCCATAGTTTATATCCTCCCTTATGCTGCGTTATAACGGGCGGTAACGATTGCTTCAGGACGAAGAATCTTACGACCGTATAGATGCATACCACGAACAATGTCAGCAAAGCTGTCAGGGTCACGATATGATTCTGTCTTATTGATTTGCTCGGCTGTTGCTACAGCAGAATCATGACCAGCTACGATAACACCGAAGTTAGTCAGTTGGTTGGCAGTACCCGAAGTACCCGGTCCAGTGCCTACCGCTGGCAGGTTAGACGAAGAGTATACACGGAAACCGTGGAAGTTGCTAATGGTCAAACCATTACGCAGTCCACCTGATTCACCAAAGTCTGCGTTCATGAAGCGTGAATCTTCATCAGCAAGGATTTCCATGAATACTGGATCAACTACAATCCAACGGCCTTGTTTGTCAACTTGCTGTTGATCAAGCAAACGAGCCATACGAGCAACAACCATTGCTGGTGAAGCCGTAGCAGTTGGAAGTGCAGTAGCACCGGGCAAACGTGCAGCCAGAGGGATAGAGTGTGTTCCCGCAGAGCTTGTAGTGATGTTGCCGAAGTCATCCTTATGCAGTTGCATAGAGGAAAGCAGTTCGTTAGAACCAGCAGTTGTTACTGCTTTGCTACCATTAACAGTAGTATTCAAAGCACTAGCGGCACTATGATTAGCAGACTGTGCGTAACCTGACATGTAGCCAAGAACTTCTTGGTCATGGTTGTCAGCAAGACGATAAGCAGCACGATTGGTTGCAAGATCCATGAAGTTCACATGTGAATGTGCTTCTTCAATATCATCCATTTTAAAGGCAAAGTAGTTAGCTTTATCAATGACTAATGAGAAATCCTCATCGTCCAAATCTTGTGCGGTAACACTCGTACCACGTGAATATGAACTTACAGAAATTTCTGGTTCTTTAATAATTTGGACAGTATCACCTTGTGAGGCAATCTCTCCCATGTAGTCAGAGTTTGTGATATCACCACAAACAGTACTCTTGCGGAAAGCAAGCTGTACTTTTTTTGAATAGATTACTGGGCTAAAATTACCATTTGGTAAATTCCCATAACCTGTTGCGGTTGTAAAAGCCATAATAGATCCTCCTATAAAGTTTAGGCTTTGTTGAGCTAAACATTATCTGAAGAGGCTGATTGTTTTCTAGGGTGCATACTATGATCAACTGGCCGGTCAATCTAAGTACGGGCCTATACTTAATACAGGTAGTCTTAGTTAGTTTGTTTGAGCTTTAGTGAGAGGGTTAGTAAAGAAGGTAGACCTAATGGTGGCTTCTGAATACTAACCCCTAGTTATACTAACAAATTTACATTTGTCAAGTGTATATTAACGTGCATTACCAGATAAATCATAAATAAATTTACCAGTTCTAATTGCATTAGTAATTTCTTCTTCTTGCTTCTCATATTCTTGTGCAGACATTTTAGCAATCTGAGATTCCGTAAAGGAACCTGCAGCTTCTTCTGCGTCAATCTTGGCTTTAGAAGCTTTCTTAACGGTACCAGCAGCAGCCTTACGCTTTGCTGCATAGTCACTCTTAGTCATACCATTGTCTACTTTGTATAGATCAATAACACGAATTACTGAAGCTGCATCATCCGAGTTCTCATAGAGAGCATCTTGGACCCACTTAGGTTGATCATCAACCCAGTCATGAAAATCATCAGCCTCACGTAGCTTATCAAAGTCGGGATGAGAAGTACGTATGTCTTGCTCTGCAGAGGAACGTGTCATTTCTGCTTCCTTGGCATCTAACTTTTGCAGACGGTCTTCTGCTTTGTTAAACATTTCCTGAGCTTTCTTAGCAGCAATGGTTTCTACAATGCTGGCTACGTCAGGAAACTCTGCAGCCCATGTCTCAATGTCTTCATCTGATTTAGGAGGCCGAATGTTTTCCTGACCTAAACGAGCTTCTAGTGCAGAAAACTTTGACTCCCATTCTTTTTCTTTCTGTTGCATGTGACGCCGTACATCACCGTAACGTTTTTTAAAAGATTTTTCTTCACGGCTAAGGTTCTTGTCTTCAACCTCTGGTTCTTCTTCAGTAGCTTCTACTGCTACCTCTTCTTCCTCTTGGGTTTTACCCTCAAGTTCTTGAATTTCTTTTTCGTCTTCTTCAATCCGCCTACGGTTACGGTTATTGTGGTTAGGGTTTACGAACCCTGCAGTTTTTGGTGATTCCATAGTTTGTAGTTCAGGCATATTATTTCCTTATGTTGGGGCCAGCCGTAGCTGGGTAGCCTTATTGTTGTGGTCTTGCACCTAAACCTTGTGGTGTAGGCATTTTATTTTTATTGTTAGTAGCTTCTGCAAATTGATCTACCTGAACACCACCTATTCCAGCAATGTCAGGACCAACTATTTTAGCAATTAAAATCCCTTCTTTTGTTTCTCTAAATCTAGTTAGAATTGTTTTTTCTTCATCAGAGAGACTCATTACACGAGTTTGAACATTTTCAAGATATTCAGTATAAGCATCTTTTTCCATAGTTTACGCTTTCTTTAACCAGTTTGTTTCTAACTCTAGTACCATACTTTTATAAGTTTCATGGGCTTTATCCAGCATGTTATCATCAATGTACTGAATAGCTGAGTCAATTTGTTTACCCACCCAATCCCATGTAGGACTGTCTTTAGGTATTGCTGCAACAATTTTAGGTGCAACTTGGTAGTACTTCTTAACTTCTTCTGGATAGTCTGCTAAGTAGGTATCTCTAAAGTTACGGAGTTTTGTTAAGGTAGGACCGTTATCAGCTTCACCTCTATGTTCTACTATAGCAGTTGTTAAGAAACACCCTGACTCACCTTTTGTTGCACCTGAATGACTACCATCTGTAGTTTTACTACTAGCTTCCCACTCAGCAAGTTTTTGTCTATTGGCTGCACTATCATGACTTCTTAATGTTTGAACATCACTCCAGTTTAATTTATTAGCCGATTTAGTTATAGTTTCACCTGTTGTAGGATTTCCTGCGGCACTACCACCACCTGTATAATTTGGGAAGAAAGTTTGAGTAGCTCTACTTTGAGTTATTGGGTTTTGTTGTGCTTGTTGAATTGCTCTTTCTGACGCATTCTTAGCCTCTACTTTTTCTATCTCTGACTCATTAGACCTTCCTACAAGTTCAGCAGTTTGTTCTTTTTTAGCTAAGATTTTTTCTTGTAGCTTTACTTGAGTTTCAGTTTTAAACTTTGGTTTTGCATTCTTATTGTCCATAACAGACATAAATTTTTCAAGTTCTTCTTTATCAATACCTAGTACATCAGAAGCATAGTTGTACCCAGTGCCTATAGTACTTTTAAGTAGGCCCGACTTTTTTTCATACTTTTGTAGTTCTTTATTAATATTTGCTGCAACTTGATTATGTCCTTTAGCTGTTGCTATTATTCTTGAAGCCCTTAATCCTGCTAAATCTTTTTTTGCATCAAAACCTTGAAAAACTTTTCCAGCAGCCATCAACCCTAGTGATACAGGATTTGTTGCGGCACCTGTTAATAGGGCTGCACCAGATAATTGATTTTGTGCTTTTGCATCTAGACCAAAAGGTTCAATAGGTGACATTACACCCCCAGAAATTTCTGTGCCTTCACGATCAAACTTACCAAGAGCAAACTCTTGTACTGCTGTAGCATCATCCCAATCTACATTTCCACCAAAACCACCTGTGCCTTTACTGCCACCCGGTCCAACTGTTGATACACGTGGATAATTTTGAATTGCTTTTTGAGTTACATCATCTATTCCCCCATCTATAATTACGCACCTTCCTTGATTCCTGTCATATCTGTACCCTGTAGGACACACAGGATCAGCAACTACAGGAGCTGCTACAGTTGGTGGAGCTTCTGGGTCTGGTCCATAGTCACCTGTTGTTGGTTTGTAATCACCTACATCATAGAATTGATTTGCAGAAGTATCATCTTTCTTAGTTGTATCACCAAAGACACTCATACCTAAGAAATCAGG